AGATCTAACTTTATCAAATGGTAAGTGATAAATCTCAGCAATTCTATCTCCACCGCGGTTCCATATAACATTTAGAGAGAATCCACCAAAAAGAAGATAGTCTATAGTTGCTTTAGCAAACACTTCGTCTAGTGTTTCTTGCATAGTATTAACAACTGAATCACCGTAAGCTATAATGCCTTCACCGCAGACACCATCTTTTTTAGCTTTAATTGCTGTATTATGCATAGCTGAGGATTGATAAAGCTCAATCATCTTTTGTGGCCATAAGTTATCATCGCCATAGGTAATCCACTGTGCACCTCTAACTTCTCTAAAGGTAGGAAGTGGAATAGCTTCGAAATTTAAAGTATTAAATACTTTCATGATTTATAGTATGTGTATTGTTCGTTATCTTCATTATCTGAAACATATCTTTTGTAAGTTTCATCAGAATAATTAGTTATGATTTTACATGGATATGTTGCTAGTATTTCTGCTCTTCCGCCGTCATCACCATAAAATCTAACTTTATAATATCCGTTAACATCTAAGTTAACAAGGCCACTAAGATCTGGATCACCTGAAAAATCAAAAGTAAATGTAGTAAATCTTGAACTAACAGGTGTTATGGATCTTGTAAGAGGTATATCACCTATAGTATTGTTTATACCTTTATTATTGTAAAGACTGGTGATAATCATTTTATAATTAGACCATCTATTTAAATCAGTATCTACATAAATTGTACCGCTAGTACTTCTAAAATCAAAAACCATGTAGTTGTTTGTATATTTACAACATTAAATATATTTATCTAGTTTTTTGAATGCGAAAAGGGGACCCGAAGATCCCCTTAAGCGCTGTTAGTATTTATATGTCTGTTAAGGAGTTGTCTCCGGAACAGTTACTTCATACATTGGTTCTGGTGCAAGACCGGTAAATTCAATTGAAATTCCGTTTCTATCTCCAAAAGCAGTACCAGTTTCTACAGTAGATGCAGTACAAGTACAACCTCTTTCGTTTCCTACCATCCAGAACTTTCCATTATTGTCTTTTACGACAACACAAAGTTTGGCGTTTTGAGCAAGTAGCTTAAGCTGTTGTAACTTAGTGGCTTCAATCTTGTTGAAAACTAAGTTTAAAACGTTTGAATAAAATACAGTTCCGTTTTCTGTAGAGAAAGTACCAGACTCAGTCATGTTAGCAACTTGGCTAACCTGGTCGAATAGGTACATATCATCTAGAGCTGCAACTGCAGTTCCCCCAATATCAAAAGCACTTACTACACCTGCAGATTCAGTGACGTTGATCATTGATCCAGTAGCATCGAGGATGTAAGCATACTCAAGGCCACCAGCGTTGCTTCTGCAATCTCTAGTTATTCCTGATGTAATCGCACACGGCATAGTTAGTTAGTTTTTTTTTAAGGGTTTATTACAATCCGTTCTCAGCGAACGCATTAACTTCGGTTACTGCGATACCGATCTTCCATCTCATCATTGCTCTAACCTCATCGTTATCCTCTGAGTACCAAAGCTTGAACTGTTCGAAGTCACCAGTCAAATCGCAACCCATGATAATCATTTGAGCTGGACCTACCATCGCGTAATCACGACCAGAAAGACCTGAGTTCTCAACAACTCTTACAGATGTACCTGGAACAAAGATTTCCTGGTCTGGAGAGATGTGGAAGTAGTTTTCCTGAGTAATCGCAAGAGCAAGAGCTCTCTTGTAAGATGGAGATACAACCATGATTAAGTCATCTCTGTTGATTGACTTTTCTGGAAGTGCTTCGTACAATGACTGTGCCTGGGTTATCGCGTTCGATGCGGTCCAGGCTGCAGCAGCAACAGTAGACTGAGTAGCAGCACCATTAGCAGCTTGAACGATACCTTCAAGACCGTTGACAGTACCGTCACCTTGAGTCAAGAAGTCTTCATTCCACTTCTTTAGTCTTTCAACAAAGTAGTTAGCAGTTAACTCTTCAAATGGGATAGACTCGTTACCACCCATTTGACCTGCAGCAAGTGCTTGACCAAGAAAATATTCTTGCAAAGACGTAGGGCACATTGCGCTATTGTACTTTTTAGGTACTAACGTCATGCTAACCTGAGTAACATCTTGGTTATTTGAAGAACCGTCGAAGCCACAAGTTAGACCATCGGCAGTTACAAAGTCACCTGATAAGAGTGGAATCTTAACATCGGTGCCCTTTAAGCCAGCACGTACATTAACATACTGAGCTAAATCTGTTTGTAGGACGATACGCGATGAAAGTTCAAATGACAACTCGTCCACATACGCGCTGAGCCCTGTTAAATCATAAGCCATAATTTAAGGTTTTTATTTTTATTTAAAGTTTTTTCTAATTTGCTTGAGAGCTTCAAAGCGCGCGTCATGCTTAGACATCTGCTCTGTTTTGTAATCTTGCAAATTGTTAGTGATTTTTTTGGTGGCTGGCGCCTCCTTGAATGAGCTGAATTCTGCTTTTAAGCTTGCAAGATCATTGCGTAGAGCTTCGATCTTATCTAAAGCTGGGGCTAGGGTTTCAACTAGAGAGTTAACAAAGTCTTCAGAGAACTGAGCTTCGGTTGCTGGAGTTTCTGTTTTAGCTTCAACTACAACTTCTTCGGCTGGAGTCTCTTCTGCAGTCTTCTCTTCTATTGAAACTATAACACCTGCTTCAGTAGTTACGATTAAACCGTCAGTAGTTTCGTGGGCTCCGTCTGGTGCTGGTACATCACCTTCCTCTGTTACAACAAAGATGGTTTTACCAACTTCAAACTCACCATCGACTTTTACGACAGTTCCATCAACTAGAGTAGCTTCAGCGAATTCAACTGATTCAACGGTAGCTGTAGTCTCTTCTTGGAGTCCAAGCATTACCTTGATCTTAGTGATTGCTTCAAATGCGTTCATAGTATTAGAATTGTTTGTTTGCGTTATTGCAGTATTAAATATAATTACTTATTTATTGACATTTTCACGTTGCTCCCTAATATGGCCTATAGTTTTGACTATATTTAAAATAACAGCTGTTACTAAGGCTAATACTGTAAGAGTAGCTTCTACGTCAAAAACAACCGTAGACATGGCACCTAGGTTGAGTAGATTGTTTGATTCATCACTTATCGACATTTCTTAAGATATTTTTTATGTCTTCTAGTTTTCTATCTTCTTCAGTAAGTACTGGCGCCGGCTTTATACGCTCTAAGAAGTTACCCGCAAGTGAAAAACCTTTTAGTCTACCCTCTTTGATTGCAAACCAGTCCTCATCGTTATTTATTTTGTAAGATGCAAACCACGTGCCAACTGGTAAATTAAAACCTAAAGCATGTGACTTGTCTTTTGTAGGATGTTCTGAAATCCACGTTTCCAGTAAAGTATTATCAGTCTTTACATTTCCATCATGATCTACATCGGTGTAATGCTGATTATTCTTTTTTAAGAACTTTTCTAACATCTTCCTAACAGTCTTCATAGTAAAGTAAACATAGAATGGAGTTCCATCCTCATCTCTACGTAAAATCATACGATTAGGAATCATTACTGGACCTGTAACGATTCTCTTTTCTTCATCTAATGAAAACGTTTGATTATAAGCACCGTGCTTAGGCATATCATAAGGTGCAATACCTCCATTACCACGTGCTGGTCCTTTAACTATAATTACATTTTGGTTATTAGAGCCTTTAAAAACTGAAACTTCTTCGAAGAAGTGTTTGCAATTTTTGCCCCCTTTGTAGGTCCACTTTGAATAGGGAGCGCCACCCTTGCCATGACCAAAAGGTTTATTTATGTTAACCATAGCTATAATGTCTTTATAACGATACAGTCTGTTAAGCTTGAGCATAGCTTTACAGAACTTACGTTCAGCTGGTGGTCCTGCATATCTGTATCTTGTTTCGGCTGGTTGATCCTTTTTTATGTTAAGTTTATTAAGTATATCTAGTGCACTAATGCCGCGCAAGACGTCAGTAACAGTATTAAACTCAGAAGCACTGAGATCCACCACAATATCCTCTGCTTTAATGTTTTCTCCGTGTTCCATAGCATATGCCAGTATGGCTTCTTGTTCTTCTTCTGTTGCATATTCATCTTTGTTTTTACTAAGCTCTTCTTCGATTTGTTTTAGCTTTCTTTCTGACCAACGTAATGCTTCATCTCCACCCCATAGTAAGTATGAAATAGTACCACATGCTTCTGTATCATCTGGCTTATAGTATTCTCTAGCTCTTGATAAGTATGAGTACATTCTTTTAACTGTTTCTTCTGAAATAGCTTCTCTGTTTGCTAGTTGCTGAGCACGTACTTTACCTACTTGTGTAGCGCATATGTTATCGATTTCTTCGTTAAGTCTTATACCTCGAGCTGCATTATCACTAACAGCTTGTGGATAATCTGTAAAGCTAAACTGTTGAGAAGTCTCTTCTTCACCTTCCCAGTAAGAATAACAGACCGCTACCCTCTGGTCTTGATCAGGAAATTCATTTGATAATTCAGACATACATCTGTTTATAAACTCTTCTTCTGATTCACCAGCGCGTGGCTTAAC